TCAAACGGATCTAATGGTTCTTCAGGAACATCAGGTTCATCAGGAACAAGTGGTTCATCAGGTACGTCAGGTTCTAATGGATCAAACGGCTCATCAGGAACGTCAGGTTCATCAGGATCATCAGGTGATAGAGGTGGAGTTCCATACACATTTAACAATTCGGGTATAAATTCAAACGGATTTTTATATTATAATGGTAGTAATACATTATCAATTAATAAAACAGATGGGAATGGCGTATCCCAATTAACGTGGTTAAATTCATGGGATGACACAGGTGACAGTACAAATGGGTTTGGTGTAGTTACTTTACAAGAAAGAGATAGTGGAGCATCAATATTAGTTGCTAAAGTAACATCATTAACTAATCAAACTAATTATATTCAATTTGGAGTTACAGAATTATCTGAAAGTGCATTTTCAACTAATGATAAAGTTGTAGTATCATTTGCAGCATTTGGAGATTCAGGTTCAAGTGGAACATCAGGTTCATCAGGTACATCAGGATCAAACGGATCTAATGGTTCTTCAGGTACATCAGGTTCTTCAGGAACTTCAGGTTCAAATGGATCAAACGGTTCTTCAGGAACATCAGGTTCATCAGGTACATCAGGATCAAATGGATCAAATGGTTCATCAGGAACAAGTGGTTCATCAGGAACAAGTGGTTCATCAGGTACGTCAGGTTCAAATGGATCAAACGGTTCATCAGGAACTTCAGGCTCATCAGGAACATCAGGTTCAAACGGATCTAACGGTTCATCAGGAACATCAGGTTCATCAGGAACTTCAGGTTCAAATGGATCAAATGGTTCATCAGGAACAAGTGGTTCATCAGGAACAAGTGGTTCATCAGGAACTTCAGGAGTAAGTGGAGCATCTGGTACTTCAGGTACTGCAGGTTCCAGTGGAACTTCAGGTTCAAATGGATCAAACGGTTCATCAGGAACATCAGGTTCATCAGGTACATCAGGATCAAATGGTTCTAATGGTTCATCAGGAACTTCGGGTTCTAATGGATCAAATGGTTCTTCAGGAACTTCAGGTTCTTCAGGTACATCAGGATCAAACGGATCTAATGGTTCATCAGGAACGTCAGGTTCATCCGGAACTTCAGGTTCATCAGGAACTTCAGGTTCAAACGGATCAAATGGTTCTTCAGGAACTTCGGGTTCTTCAGGTACATCAGGTTCTAATGGATCTAATGGTTCTTCAGGTACATCAGGATCAAATGGTTCTTCAGGTACATCAGGATCAAATGGATCAAATGGTTCATCAGGAACTTCAGGTTCTTCAGGTACATCAGGATCAAATGGATCAAATGGTTCATCAGGAACAAGTGGATCATCAGGAACTTCAGGTTCAAATGGGTCAAATGGTTCATCAGGTACATCAGGTTCAAACGGATCTAATGGTTCATCAGGAACGTCAGGTTCATCAGGATCATCAGGTGATAGAGGTGGAGTTCCATATAGATTTAATAATTCAGGTTTAAATTCAAATGGATTTTTCTCTTATAATGGTACTAATCAATTAAACATAAATAAAACAGACCAAAATGGTGTATCCCAATTAACGTGGTTAAATTCATGGGATGATTCAGGCAACTCAACTACAGGATTTGGAACTGTTACTATACAAAGAGAAAATAGTGATACTGAAATATTAATTGCAAAAGTAACATCATTAACTAATCAAACCAATTATATTCAATTTGGGGTATCAGCACTTACATATTCAGCATTTGCTACTAATGATGATGTAGTAATAAACTTTGCTGTAACAGGTAATTCAGGTTCATCAGGTACATCAGGTTCAAACGGATCAAACGGTTCATCAGGTACATCAGGTTCAAACGGATCAAACGGTTCATCAGGAACAAGTGGCTCATCAGGTACTTCAGGTTCAAACGGATCTAATGGTTCTTCAGGTACATCAGGTTCAAACGGATCAAACGGTTCATCAGGAACAAGTGGCTCATCAGGTACTTCAGGTTCAAACGGATCTAATGGTTCTTCAGGTACATCAGGTTCAAACGGTTCATCAGGTACATCAGGTTCAAACGGATCTAATGGTTCTTCAGGAACTTCAGGTTCAAACGGATCAAACGGTTCATCAGGAACAAGTGGTTCATCAGGAACTTCAGGTTCAAACGGATCTAATGGTTCTTCAGGAACTTCAGGTTCAAACGGATCTAATGGTTCATCAGGAACAAGTGGTTCATCAGGAACTTCAGGTTCAAACGGATCTAATGGTTCTTCAGGAACTTCAGGTTCATCAGGTACTTCAGGTTCAAACGGATCAAATGGTTCATCAGGTACTTCAGGTTCTTCAGGTACATCAGGTTCAAACGGATCTAATGGTTCTTCAGGAACATCAGGTTCATCAGGAACTTCAGGTTCTAATGGAGGTAATGGTTCATCAGGAACAAGTGGATCAAACGGTTCTTCAGGTACAAGTGGTGTACAAGGTGAACCAGGTGAACCAGGAGAAAATGGTTCATCAGGAACAAGTGGATCAAACGGTTCTTCAGGTACATCAGGATCAAACGGATCTAATGGTTCATCAGGTACATCAGGTTCAAATGGAGGTAGTGGTTCATCAGGTACTTCAGGAACAGCTACAATAACAGGAACAACCAATAATGGTATAATGACCTTAAATGGTTCATCACCAAATTTAGCAACTGAACAACATATTACAGTAGTTGAAACTTCATCACCATCTCTTAGTCAATTATCATTTAATGAAAGAGCAGTTATATCGTTTAAAGCAGGATTAGCTGATCAAGAATTTTCAGGTATTTCTGAAAGAGATATTGCAAATCAAATTGTAACACAATATAAAGTATATTATCTTACAACAAGTGGAACTTGGGATTTAGCAGATGCTAATCAAGATGAAGATCATGCTAGTCATTTATTAGCTATGGCAATGGGAGGTGGTTCACAAGCTGATGGTATGATGCTACAAGGATTTGCTGGGCTTGAAGGTCATGGATTTAATATTGGTCAACCACTTTATTTATCAAATACTGCAGGTAGTTTAACAAACACAGTTCCATCATCTGGTTGGGCTAGAATTGCTGGTTATGCTGTAAATGATGATTGTATTTATTTTGACCCTGATAAAACATTTATAACAATTAGTTAATAATTAAATTATGACATATCTATCATCAAATCTAACATTTGAAAGTGATAAAATTACTTATGTAAACTCATCAAATCAAACTTTAGAAGTAATGATGGATTGGGAAGATACTATAATGTCAGCTTCAGCAGCTTATGCTTGTGAGGGGGGTGGAGATATTCTTGAAATAGGGTTTGGAATGGGAATATCAGCTGGTTATATTCAACAACATACTATTAATACACATACTATTATAGAAAACCACCCACAAGTAATTACAAAAGCTCAAGCATGGGCTGCAGATAAACCTAATGTAACTATATTAGAAGGTAGTTGGTATGATATAAAAGATACTTTAAGTACTTATGATGGTTTATTTTACGATACTTGGGGTGATTTAAATAATACAGATATTTGGGGATTAATACCTTCATTTATGAAAGCAGGTGGAAGAGCAACATGGTGGGGTAGTAATGAAGAACTTTCTATGGGATTTGATAATGTTACATTTGATATACATGATGTTAACCCACCCACAAATCAATATTTTAACCATAGTCAGTATTATCTACCTAAAAAACAGTTTTAAATGGCAACAACTACGGTTTATTATTCATCTCAAGGAAGAGTAGATAAAACTACTGGTGGTACTCCATCTGCTTCTTGGGCGACTGTAAGAGGATCAAATACAACTACTGGAAATTCAGTAGCTAGTACTGGAGCTAATGAAAATTTTGCTTGTAAAATGGAAGCAGCAAGGGGTGGTTCTGTTTTTACCTCAAATAAGAGAGCTTATTTTTATTTTGACTTATCAAGTATAGGAACAACCATTTCATCTATAACTCTTAAAGCGCGAGGGGGTACAAATGCTGCTAATCAAAATGGAGATTGGATAGTAGCTAGAGCTAATTCGGATAATGATTTTGGAACTATAGCAACATCAGACTATCCATTAGTTTTTAATTCTACAACATCATTTACAAGTTATTCTGCATTCCAATCAACAAATTGGTCTGCTAATACTAATAATTCAGTTGCATTAAATGCAGCAGCTATTACTAATGCTAATTCTGGGGGAGAGTTATGTGTATGTTTAATGAATTATACTTATGATTTTGCTAATACAGCAGTTGAAGAAAGTTTTGGGAATATAGAGAATACTCTTAGTTTTGCAAATTCTGGAACTAGTAGAGCAAATTTAGTAGTAGTACATGCAGATGCAGCTACTGGTTATCCTAATCCTGTTAATGCTATAGCATCAGCTAATATAAATAAAATTAATGCAATATTATCAACAGACATAAATAAAGTAAATGGTGTTAGTTAATTTAAAAAATATACATTATTAGAGATTTTCTAATATGTATAACAAAATAAATCGAATGATTAAGAAAAAACAAGTTTTAGAAAAAGATGAAATTAGTAAAATTCAAGAATTAAAAGATAGATTAAAAAGTATTACAGAAATTTCAGGCGTTGTAGAGGTACAGAATTATAACATACAAATAAAAAAAGAACAATTAAAATTAAGTTTGCAAGGTTTACAGCAAGAAGAAGCAATACTTGCTAAAGAATTAGAAGAAAAATACGGACCAGGTACTATTTCATTAGAAACTGGTGAATTTTTACCAAGTAAATAAAATTTTGAAAAAATTTAGTATATTTATCATAAAAATAACATAAAATGGCAGAAACATTAATTTCCCCAGGGGTACTAGCAAGAGAAAATGATCAATCTCAAGTAACTTCACAACCAATACAAGCAGGAGCTTGTGTAGTTGGACCAACTGTTTTAGGTAGTGTAAACATTCCTAAGTTAGTAACAAGCTACTCAGAATATCTAGCAAATTTTGGTAGTACATTTGCGAGTGGTTCAGACGAATTCACATACTTTACATCTATTTCAGCATATAATTACTTTCAAAATGGTGGTACATCATTAATAGTAAATAGAGTAGCTTCAGGATCATGGACTCCTGCATCTTCTTCAGTAATTGAAAATAATGTAACTAGTACGGCATTAAATCCTAGCCCTTATAATTTTACAGGATCAGCAGGAATAACAGGTAGAGGAGGTACAGCTGGAACTTTTTCAGCAGTTGCTTCTACAAAAGATGGAGGAGCTTCTGATGCTACATTTAACGTAGTAAGAGGAACTGCAATAGGACAAATATATAATGGAACTGCTAATACAATAGGAACTGCAGGTAGTTTTGCAGCATTAGTTGCTGCAGGTACTAACCCAGTAGATTGTCTTGTTAGTACAGTATTTGGATCAAGTACAGCAATTTCAGTAACTGGTGGAACAGGAACAGGAGCAACAGTTAAAGTTACAACTGGAGCACAATTAACAACTACACAAAGAGCTACAATTACAGAAATAGAAGTAATTAATGCCGGAACAGGATATGTAGCAGGTGATATAATAACTATCCCAGCAGGATCTTTAGGATCAGGAATGCTTAAAGTAGCAGCTAAAACTCCAACTGTAGTAAATACAGTAGGAACAGCAGCTCCTGGTAATGTAACTTTAGTAGAAGGTACATCCGGAGCAGGTTCAAACACATACTCAGTAAGTGGCGGAACTTCTCAAGGATCAGGTGCTACATTTAATTGTATATTTGACTCATCAGCAGGAAAATTAAGTACTTCAACTCCAACAATAGCAGCGGGTGGTTCAGCTTTCGCAAATGCAACAGGTACATCTGCAACAGGATTAACATTAGCAGATTTAATTGGTTCTGGAGGTGGTATTGCTGGTGGTGGAGCAGGTGGTACATTTACTTTAACTCAAAATGGTGGTGACGTAGATACACTTACTATTACTGATGCTACAGGAACTTCAGGGTATACAGATTCTACAGTAATAACAATTGCTGCAGCAGATTTAAATACTTTAACAGGTACACCATTTGGTAGTGGTGTAACAGGAGGTGCTAGAGCATTCTCAGTGGCTCAAGGTAATTTATTAACAGAAGTAATTAGTATAACTCCAACAGATGCAACATTTGTAGAAGGATTTCAAGCAGATAATATAATTACAATAGATTCCGGAAATATTACAGGAATTGGTAGTACTGTATCATTTACTTTAGTATCAGGTGATTTAGAAAATGCATCAGGAGCAGTAGCAGCTGCACTAGCAGTAAATGCAAGTAATACTCAAGATAATTTAAATAACTTAGTAATTGAACCAACTTCAATTGTGTTAGTTACACAAGGAGCTACTACATTTACTAATTCAAATGACATTGAAATAGCAACCGGAGTAATTGGTAGTCCAACATCAGCAATAGATATAGATTTACAAGATGCAGATTTTGTAGATGATGTAGCTTTTGAATTAGAAACAATATCTGATGGAACTATAATGAATGCTGGTGATGCTACAGGAGCAAATGGAACATTAACTGGTGGAACTGCTAGTAATATTAGATGGGAAATACAAGGAAGAGATGTAGCAAGTGGAACATTTAGTGTAATTATTAGACAAGGTAATGACACACAAACAGCTAAAAGAGTATTAGAAATATACCCTAATGTATCATTAGACCCAAAATCATCTAATTACATAGAAAGAATAATAGGTAACATGACAAAAGTATTTAATGGAGCTGGAACAACAGATCCATATATTAGTACAGTTGGAAACTACCCAGTATCTTCAAGATACGTAAGAGTAAAATCAGTAAATGCAAAAACTCCAAATTATTTTGATAATAATGGAACAGCAAATCCAGCGTATGCTGATTTCTTACCAGATAATGCAAGTGGATCATTTGGTGGAGCTAATGGAGCATTATTTTCACAAACAGGATTCCCAGTATATACACAAGCTAAATATTATGATGCAATAACAGATGCTAATTCACAAGGTATGACTCCAACAGAAGCACAAACATACACAGATGCATTTAATTTGTTAGCAAATAAAGATGATTATCAATATAATATTATTTCTGCACCTGGTTTATATTACGCATCTTCAACTTGGGCAACTCCAATGAATACATTATTATCAAATACACAAGGAAGAGGAGATGCTATAGCAGTTATAGATGTAGTTAATTATTCAGGAGGAACAGTAGAAACAGCAAAAACACAAGCTGCTTCAATTGATAATTCATATGCAGCAACTTATTGGCCTTGGATTCAATTAAATGACCCAGATTCAAGACAGTTAGTATGGACCGTACCATCATCGGTTATTCCTGGTGTGTACGCGTTTAATGACAGAACAAGTGAAGCTTGGTTCGCACCCGCTGGAATTAATAGAGGTGGTTTAAATACGGTAGTACAGGCACAAAGAAAATTAACACAATCTAATAGAGATAGTTTATATACAGGTAAAGTAAATCCAATAGCAACGTTCCCAGGAAGAGGAGTTGTAGTATTTGGACAGAAAACTTTACAATCAACAGCATCAGCTTTAGATAGAATTAATGTTAGAAGATTATTAATAGCCTTAAAATCATTTATTGTACAAATTGCTGATAATTTAGTATTTGAACAAAACACGGCAGCAACAAGAAATAATTTCTTAGCACAAGTTAATCCATACTTAGAATCAGTACAACAAAGACAAGGATTATATGCCTTTAAAGTACAAATGGATTCTGCTAATAATGGGCCAGATGTAGTTGATAGAAACCAAATGGTGGGTGCAATTTATATCCAACCAACTAAAACAGCTGAATTTATTTACTTAGATTTCAACATTTTACCAACTGGAGCTGAATTTCCATCATAAGAAGTATAAAACATAATATGTATAATAAAATAAAATAATAATAAAATGGCAGTAGTAAATCCAAACGAAATGTTTTTCACAGCTTTTGAACCAAAAGTTGCCAATAGATTTATAATGTATGTAGATGGTATACCATCATATATGATCAAAGAAGTAGGTGAAATTAAGGTAGAGCAAGGTGAAATAGTACTTAATCATATCAATACTTATAGAAAAGTAAAAGGTAAAGCTAAATGGGCGGATGTGTCTATGACATTATACGATCCAATTACACCATCAGGAGCTCAAGCAGTAATGGAGTGGGTAAGATTACACCATGAATCTGTAACGGGTAGAGATGGTTACTCTGATTTCTATAAAAAAGATGTAACTATTAATGTATTAGGACCTGTAGGTGATGTAGTATCAGAATGGATATTAAAAGGTTCATTTATAAAAGATGCAACATTTAAAGGATTTAATTGGGATACTGAAGCGGAAGCTCAAGATGTTTCATTAACTCTAGGAATGGATTACTGTGTATTAAATTTCTAAAAAGAAATTACATAATTTTAAGAATAGCTTGGCTTCGGTCAAGCTTTTTTTTATATTAAATATGTATACACGAAATTAAGTTATAACTAAATAAAAGATATGAGTGAAGAAACACAAAAATACCCATCAGAAGTAGTAGAACTACCTTCAAATGGGATAGTTTACCCAAAAGACAATCCATTATCATCTGGAAAAGTAGAAATGAAGTACATGACTGCTAAAGAAGAAGATATACTTACTAACCAATCATATATTCAAAAAGGCACAGTAATAGATAAATTATTAGAAGCATTAATAGTATCTAAAGTGGATTATAAAGATTTAATAGTTGGTGACAAAAATGCATTATTAATTGCTGCTAGAATATTAGGTTACGGTAGTGAATATGAGTTTACATATAAAAATGAAAAAGTTACAATAGATCTATCATCTTTAGAAAATAAAGATTTTGATAAATCTAAATTTAAGCAAGGTAAAAATGAATTTCCATTTACTTGTCCTAAATCTGAAACAATGCTTACGTTTAAACTTTTAACACACAAAGATGAAACTAAAATTGATAATGAATTAAAAGGATTAAAGAAAATTAATAAAAATAATACACCGGAATTATCAACACGTCTTAAACATATGATAGTATCTGTAGATGGTTCTGAAGATTCTAAAGACATTAGAAATTTTGTGGATAATTATTTTTTAGCACAAGATTCAAGAGCGTTTAGAAATTACATTAAGGATTTTCAACCTGATGTTGATTTAACAGTATCAATTGATACATTAGAAGGTGGCGACGAGGACATTACAGTCCCGATAGGGCTTAACTTTTTTTGGCCTGACTCAGACTTATAGAATAAGTTTATTTTCTCAAATCCATGATATAGTATTTCATGGTAAGGGTGGTTATGACTGGCATACTATTTATAATATGCCTATATGGCTACGTAGTTTTACTTTTTCTAAAATAAATGATTTTTATGTAGAAGAAAATGCTAGAGTTAAAAAAGCTCAAGGAAATAATAGTAATACTAAATCTGTAACTACAGATGGTAAAGTAACATCACCTGAATTTCTAAAAAATGTAAAACCAAAACCTACCTATTCAACAAAGGCATCTAAAAAATAGATGCTTTTGATATTTATAATAAAACCCTTTAATGGCTGATTTAGATAAAAATAAAAAAATAGCAAAAGAACTTAACAAAGATTTATCTGTTATTGAGAATACTATAATTAGTATTGCTAATAATTTATCTAATGCAGTTAAAAATGCTCTTCAAGATGTAAAAGATGAAAGTAAACAAGTTTCTGAAATATTTGCTGGCGATATTGTAAGAGGTATAAAAGGATTAGCTAAAGGATTAGATGATACTATAAAAAATCAACAAAAGTTAATATCAGGTCAATTAAAATCTTCTGATATTGCAAAACAGATAGAAGATAGAGCAATAAAAAGGGAAATTATTGAAAGAACCATTAATTCACTATCAGCTGAACAAAATGGATTAAAAGATACATTAAATAGACAATTAGCAGAATTAGATGAGGCTGAAGCAGCACATTTAGCAATATTAAGACAACAACAATCAGAAGCAGAAGCCCTTGAAAAAAAGATGGGTGCTATTGGGGCAATAGTAAAGGGGATTTCCAAAATCCCCATAATTGGAGATCTTATTAATGCTGATGAAATAATGGGTAAAATACAGCAAAAAGCAGCTAGGACTGGGGGTGCTTTTGCTAAACTTGAAGTAGCAGCTTATGGAGTTGGTCAAGTATTAGGCTCTGCTCTTGATGCCATGACTGATCCAACAATAGTATTTGCAAAAATCCTAAAATCAGCAGGAGAAATTGAAAAACAACAAAAAGTATTTAGATCAATAACTGGTCAAAATATAGATCTAACAGATACTTTAAATACGGGTCTTATTACTACTGGTGAGTATATAAAATCAGCAAGTATGCTATCTAAAGAATTAGGGATTAATGCAGCCGTTGTATTTTCTCCTGAAACAATTAATGAAGTAGCACAATTAACTGAAAATATGGGATTAGGTGCTCATGAAGCAGCCCAATTAGCTAAATTTGCTAAATTATCAGGTAAACCATTAGCAGAAGTTTCTGCTAATATGGAATCATCATTTAGAGATTTTGTTGGAACAGAAAAAGTTGGTATAAATTTTAAAGGTGTAATGGAAGATGTAGGAAGTGTTTCTGCAGCAGTTTCATTATCGATGGGCAGTTCAGCAGACAACATACAGGATGCTGCTATGGAAGCTAGAAAATTAGGACTTTCTTTACAACAAGTAGATGATATAGCAGGTTCTATATTACAATTTGAATCTTCTATTCAAGCAGAAATGGAAGCTGAATTGCTTACAGGTAAACAATTAAATTTAGATAAAGCTAGACAATTAGCTTTAGCAAATGATTTAGAAGGTCTATCTAAAGAAATAGGAAAAAATGAAGGTATATTAAAAGCATTTGCTTCTGGTAATAGAATACAACAAGAAGCTACAGCTAAAGCTATGGGTATGTCTAGAGAAGAAATGTCTAAAATGATATATGCACAAAAAATACAAGGTGACTTATCAACAGAACAAGCAGCAAAAGCAGCAGGTATATCTTTAGAAGAAGCAAAAAGATTAGGTTTACAACAACAAATTGAAAAATCAATAAATAAAATAACAGAAGCTTTAGCTGGCCCTTTAACTTATATACTACAATTTGTATCTAATGGTTTGGTATTAAAAGGAATTATGGCCGCAATTGCTATATCTTTAGTTAAAAAATCAGCCCCTGCTTTAAAAAGTATGGCTATGAATATGTTTAAAGTTGCCGCAGGTGCTTTACAATATTTTAAAAATTTAAAACAGGGACAAGGTATAATGGGTTCTTTAAAAGGATTAACAGGAGGAGATAAAACTGGTGATGTGACAGATAAATTAACAAAATCTTCTAAAAATCTAAAACCAGGAGCAGGGAAAATAATGCAAGGTTTCCTTACAGGACTTGGAAAGGGTTTAGCAGCTCTTGGTAAAGCTCTAAAAGGCCCACAACTAGCATATATAGCCATAGGTGTAGGGTTAATATCAGTTGCAATGATAGCTTTAGGAGCAGCTTTAGGATTAGCCGCACCTGGTATTAAAGCATTTGGTACTGTAATAACTGCTGTATTTGATGGTATTGGTACTATAATAACAAAAACAGCAGAAGGATTTGTATTAATAATGGAAGCAGTTTCAATGGAAAATATTGGACCAATGTTATTATTAGGACCTGCATTATTTGGCATTGCTGGAGGACTTATGGCTGTAGCATTAGCTGGAATAGGAGCATTGCCAATATTAGGTGCTTTAAGTGCTTTAGGTTTAGTATCTGCTCCATTAATTGAATTAGCTGGTGTATTTGGTGCAGGTGGGGGAGAAGATAATAATAACGAATCCCAACTATTAAAAAAATTAGATGAATTAATAGCTGTAGTAACTGAAGGAGGTGATGTTTATATGGATGGTAATAAAGTAGGAAAAAGCTTAACAATTGCATCTTCTGGAATAGGTTAATATTTATAATAAAATAATTAAAATAAAAAATTATGGCACAATCATTAGAAAATAGATTTGAAATAGGAGGAGGTTCAAGATTAGGATATCCTAACAATCCCTCACAACCTATCGCAACAAGTCCTTCACTAGCAAATCCAAATATAGCAACATCAACATTACATGATTTATATTCATACGATGGTAATCCGAGTGCAGCTACTGTAGAAAGAGTTAGATTTACAAATTTTAATGGAGCTAAAGGAAATAATGCATTACCTCAACCAACTGAATTACAGGCATTTACAGGACCTCAAAATACAGGTGCAGCAGCAGCTGGATTTAGAAATTATAATAATCAATCTACATATGATGATTTTATACTAGCTCAAGGTGGTCAAGATGGGGCATTAGCAGCAAATAGATTTCAAGGAAGAGGAGATAGCCTCTTAAGATAAAGATAATAATAAATAACATCTAATTATGTTAATAACTTCAACTACAGTATTAAACAAGTTGAAATTTACTACTAATGGAGGTGACAGGCAAAATGGAGCATGGAGTGGTCAACCTTTCATACCGAAAGATATACCAAACGTTGAATATAACAACCCAAATCAAACTTTTCAAACTATGGAGGGTTTACCTCCAGAACCTGCTGCACTAGGCGGTATTGATTTCTTTTTAAGGGGAGGTGGTTTAGCACTTCCGGCTGCTGAAGAAGATGTTAGTAGATTAACAAAATTATTATTTGATACAAGATCCCCAAATGGCTTTGAATTTATAGCTAAACAAAATGTATTATCTCGTCAAAGTGTAAAAACCGAAGCTTCTTTTGGGGGTGGGTATGGTTTTGGAACTATTAATCAAGGTTTATACTTACCTGCTAGTACATTATTACAAACTGGTTTAGCACCTATAGCACCGGGTTCTATAAATTTATTTGGAGTAAATCCAATTACTGATAATATTCCTTTAAGAATAACAGATGGTAGGACTATAGGAACAAGTAGTGGTGGTATAAATAGTTATTTTGGGGCTGTTAATGCCCAAAATATTGGAAGTGGAGGAGAAGAACAAAATAGATTAGTTTTATTACAAAATGCTGTTAGTACAGGTGTTGGAGAAAAAACAGGAAGAGGAAGAATTCAATTAGGAGGAAGAAAAAACAGATTTATTACAAGATATGGTGGGGGACCTAATTCAATAGGAGGAACAGTTGGTAGGACTACAATTCCCTTTACTGATCAAAGAACAGGACAAAATAATCCATTAGTAAAATTAAGTGGGTTTTATGGCACAGATGGTTTAGCATCTAACCAGGCACAATTAAATGGTGTTAATTTTGATTCATTTTTAGGAGCACCACTTATTGGAAATGCTACCAATACAATTGATTATATACCATCTAAAGGTAATTATGCAGCTTTTATACGCCCTTCAATAAATTCTAATGGATATGATGTTAATGATGCTAGTAACCCAGGAGCTTCTTTAGCTTATATTAATGGTAATAGTTTAGGTATAACTAATAGATTTAGTTCTGGGGATTTTGAAAATATTAGTTGGATAGGACAAGATAATCTAGTTATAGATAATGATTTTGATAAAGTAACTAAATTTAGAAATTACCTTGGTCCTGATAATTATTCAGCATTAAATAGTTATTCTCCAACTATTGAACAAGGTGTAGATGGTGGGGCAGATACTATTGGACAAGTAATAAGAGGAAATCTATTTAAATCCTCAGTTAGTAACAAATTTGTTGAAATCTTCCCAGATCAAGCTTCATCAATAATGGGGGTTTTAGGTACGGGTATTGCAGCTTTTCTTCCAACTGAATTAGAAGAAATAGTTGGTTCTAATGAATATTTTTTTCAGCCCGATGGTTTTAAAAATCCTCAAACTTTTAATGCAAATGTATACTCATCTCCTTTAACATCAGATTTAGCTAATATAAAAAAAGGTAATACTTTTGTACAAACACAAACACAATTATATCAAAATAGTTTAAGTTCACAAGGTAATAATACAGGGATAAAAAATCCTCTAGATTTTAGAAAAAAAACATCTGCTGGTGATTTTGAAAATAATACGCAGATGAAAGCCGCTTTAGGAAGCAGTAAAATATTATCATTATCACCGAATTATCAAAAACATAGACAAAGTAAAAGAATAAATTTAGGAGACCCAGGACAAAATGCAGGAGAACTAATTGGGAAAACTAATCAAGTTACAAAGAATGTTTTAAATTATGGGTTAAATGCTGATACATATGTAGCTTTAGATAAACTTACTGCTACACCAATATACCAAGGTACTCAAGTAGACGATGAAAAAGCAACTCAAGACTCAGTTGCTTTTAATATAGCTGTTATGAATTTTGATACACCATCACAAAATACTTACATACATTTTAGAGCATTTATAAATGAGTTTAATGATAATTACACAGCTAAATGGGATCCTGTTCAATATGTAGGTAGAGGTGAAGAATTATATAATTATAAAGGATTTGGAAGAGAAATTTCTATGGGGTGGACAGTTTATGCTCAATCAAAAGCTGAATTAATCCCAATGTATAAAAAATTAAATTATTTAGCATCATCATTAGCACCTGATTATAGTAGTGGTGGTTATATGAGAGGAAATATAGTACGTTTAACAATGGGAGGTTATTTATATGACCAACCTGGTATTATTACGGGTTTAAGTTATGGAATACCTGAGGAATCACCTTGGGAAATAGCAATTAATGAAGATGGAGGGGAAGACAAATCAGTTAAACAAATGCCCCATATGATAAAAGTATCAGGATTTACATTTATCCCAATACAGAAATTTATTCCTGAAATTCAACAAAATAAATTTGATCCTTTAGGAAATATTACAAGTTATGGTGAACAAGAATATATTGCATTAGCTAATTCATCAGGAAATACAAACTATAATACACTCTATAAGTCTTACAATAGAGACGGATCAACACCTGTATAAAATTATGAATAGATACGAAACCATACAAGAAATAAGAAATGAAAATCCTTACGTTGGAACTCTAGGAGATAAGTACTATGATACAGTTTCTTATCCTGAGGTTGGAGCCAGCGAAAAAGATATTTATGTTGAGACAGAATTTGGTGATAGATTAGATGCTTTAGCTTATCAATTTTATGGAGATGTAACTTTATATTGGATAATAGCAATCAGAAATCCAAACAAAGTTAGTTTTGGTTCAATTTATTTACCACCAGGTTCACAAATAGCAATCCCTCAGGATATTAGTACAATAGTAGATGAATATAGGGATTTAAATGAGTTATAAAAATGAATATATTAGGACAAGATTTTGAAGGTTGGGTAACTAAACAAGTAAATTTAAGACAAGCCTCTTTAAATAGAGGTAGTGGAGAAAATGCTAAGGATACATTATATCAACAATCAAAAACACCATGGATTAGATTAGCAAGTTCAATTGATGTTGATAATGATGGTGGTACTTTAGCTAAAAGTTTAATATTACAAGGGGGTACTACAAATATTAATGGTACACGAGTGTCTGGTTTAACATCTTCTACAAAAACAGGTGTTTATGGTTGGGGAGGTATTAACCAAAGAGGACAAGTACCAATGCCGGGTATAACTAACGCTTCTGTAAAATTTATAAATAATGGAGCTTTATCTAAATCAGAAATTTCAATAAAATGTTATAGTAAACAACAATTTGAATTAATAGATAAATTATACATGAGACCTGGGTATACTTTACTTTTGGAATTTGGGTGGAGTGTGTATTTAGATACAAATGGAAATCTTCAATCATATGATGGTTTTTCTTCACCTGCTTTAAGATCTTTTATGAGTGGGGGTTCAAACCAATATGATATAATAGAAAAAATAAAAGGTGAAAGAAAAATAAAATGTGGAAATTACGAAGGTATTTTTGGAAAAGTAACAAATTTTAAATGGAATTTTAACCCTGATGGAAGTTATGATATTACAGTTGATTTAGTTGGAATAGGGGATGTAATAGAAACTCTTAAAATAAATTCATCATTAAATAAAACAGAAAAATCAGGGGATCAAGAAGAGGATACTGATCCTTTGGATGGTGAATTTCCTTTAATAAATAATGCTACTAAAGATTCATTAAGTACATGGTTATATGGTATATATAGTATACCACCGGGTTATCAAGTTTATACTGATGAATTAGGTGCTTTTGCTGGGCCCCTAAGGTTCACTCCACAAGATGGGGTAATTGAAGGATTTGCAATACCATCTAAAAATTATAAACAATCAAAGGATTTAGTAGTAAAAAATGCTATTCTCCAATGTAATCAAGGAAATTCAGGAGTTGAAGGAGAATATGGAAATCCAAATATGTTTATAACATTTGGTTTTCTTATAGCTTGGTTACAACAAAATATTATGTTAAAAAGCAAAACTGTACCTAATTGTGCATTTGATTTAAATTTTGAATATTTAGGTAAATATAATGCAAATTCTGCAGATAAATCAGACTTGACATTATTTAACTGCCCTTCAGGAAATTTATCAGCTAATCCAAGAGTATGTCTTATCCCATTTGCTGATGGAGTAAAATGGGTTCAACAAGACACTGCAGAAGCAAGAGCTATAGCTGCATTTAATGGTGGAACTATCCCACCTAGTTTACGTGATAGATACACTTTAAAATATCCAACACCAGGTAGTGGTAATAATAGTTCAGAAGCTTTTAGAAAAAAATTAGTTGGTACATATGAACCATCATTTAGGTATGATGATTTAAATGGAAGATTATCACAGGTATTATTAAATACTCATTTTATAGCAAAATGTTTAGATGAATCACCCGAAGATGATGATGGGGCTAAATCCGTTCTTGATTTTTTAAATTTAGTTCTATCTGGTATGAATAAAGCAACAGGAAGTATTAATGATATTACAGTAAAATTAAATCAAGATTCAACTAAAATCCAATTTATAGAAAATTCACCTCAAAAATTAATCAAAGAGGCTCCATCTACAGGAAGAAAACCATGTAAATTTAATACTTTTGGTAAAGGATCTTTTATACGAAATGTAAATTTAGATGGAAGTATACCATCCAATTTTGCTACTATGGTTACAATTGGGGCACAAGCTAATGGAAACCAAACAGGAGGTAATTCAACATCTTTTTCAAAATATAATGCAGGTTTAATAGATAGAATTATTCCCGAAAAAACCTCTGAGGGAGATGATAGTACAGCAGGGGGAGCAGCAGCAGCAGCAGCAGGAGCAAAAGTAGAAAGTCAGTTATCAAAACTTAACCAAACATTTTTAAAAATTACAGCAAATATAGGATTTTTTGATCCTATTAGAGCTTTTTTCTCATCAAAAGATAATTCATATCAAGATTGTTATAGTGATAGACAATGGGCTAAAGAATATGTAGATCAATTTCAATCTTTACATGGTCAATTTATGCAACTTTTAACTGGGTATTTACAAAGTCCAATTTCAGAAGGTGGTGTTAATAAAACTCCAGCTTCTTTTTTCCTACCTTTTAACCTTTCTTTAGAAATGGATGGTATATCAGGTATAAGACTTTATGAAACCTTTAGAATAGATGGTAAAGTATTACCACCAGCTTATGATGAAAATAAAATTAAACTTATAATTAAAGGTACAGATCATAAAATAGACGGTAGTGCATGGACAACAACTTTAAATACTCAATCAACACCTACAAACTAATAAAATGGGAATAAATATAACAACATTTGCTCAAGCCACAGTAGGTAATAATTTACCCCCAGCACCTCCTCCATTACCTGCAAGTGAAGAATTGTTAAGAATAAGATTACGTAGAATAATGGATGATAGTACTCAAACATTAGGTATAATGGATATTTTAGATAGAAATGAAAATATTTTATATTCTTTAGCAACTGTAGAATTACCTTGGAATAATAATCAAAATGGTATTAGTTGTGTTCCAACTGGTAATTATAGAGTTATATCTTATAGTAGTGGTAAATATGGTAGATGTTTTTGGTTAATAGGAAATGATGATGGGGGCTACCAAGATAATAGAATAACTGGAAGTGGTTATACTAGAGGTTCTATATTAATATATGCTGCCCCAAAAGCAACTAAAAATTTACAAGGATGCATAGGGTTAGGATTAAAATTTAACGATCAAACTAACCAATTAGGTATACAAAAAGGAACAGGATCATTTTATTTATCACCTTCTAAAGAACAATCACAACAAGCATTAAATAAATTATTAAATACTTTATATAGTATTGGCTCTTTTAAAATGGAAATATCAGGTGATAAATCTGTATCTAATGAAACAGATATATCTTTAATTGATACTGAAGTTCAAAATTCATTTAATAGACAAGTTAGAAGGACAGCAGAACAGTCAAATTTATTACCAAACCTTTACATAGCTCCTAAATAATAATTATGTATATACCTAAAAATAGAATAAAAACTAATTTATATACTCGAGGAAATGAGTATAAAAAATTATCTGATGGTGAAGAATATATAGGTTATTATTGGTCTATGTATGATGGCACATTTTATACAGGAGTAAATCAAGATGATAGCCCATCTATCCAAATAATTAAGATTGACACAACAGAAAATATTGAAATACAAGATTCACAAAACCAAGAATTTCAACAATATACTGCTAATTATGATATGGAAGTAACACCGGGTCAATATCAAAATATGAAAGATATTGATGTTTATAATAACATCAATCAAGTAGATATTTCTTCAACCCAAATAACTCCTCAACAGTTTTACTCTACTCCACTAGAAACAGATTATGAAAATGGATTTTATATAAGATATTTTGCTTGCAAAATTAATGAAATAAAGTATTTAGAATTAGATAAGAATACTTATACAAAAATGAAAGATAAAAATCCTGCTTATAATTTTATCCCTTATAGGACATTTCGTATACAATGGAGTTTAGTTGGGGAACCAAGAAATTTATATCAAGCTAATTTATCACAAGTAAACATCTTAGAAAGAAATTTAGGTAAACAAGGTTTTAAAGATTTTTTAAATAATGATTTTACAAAATTCTACAGACCTCAAGCCATTAAAAATGATTTAATGACTGATGGTACTGAATATATTAACAGAAGAACAGGTGCCCCTTATTCTGGATCTTTTCACATTCATCCTAAAAAAGGTCCAATGGTAGGAGCAAAACACATATCAACTACACATGATTATCTAGATCCTCTTTTACCTGAAGTGGTGTTCCCTTAAAGTTTGGATTGTAGATAAATTCATCGTATATTGAACCAAAATAAGAGTTATGTTTTGGTTAGTTGAAGATGATAAGCAGTTAGAAGTATTTAAAAATTATGTTAGGGAGGAAGCATTTGTTGAAATAATTCCATATTCTAATGTAGAGCATCCCACAAAAAGTGGTATTTGTGCTGTTTATATTCGCCCGTTAAATGCCGCAAAAGGTTTTATATTGACAAACGACCATAGCGAGACGTTAAATGTTGGTATAGACGCAATAAAATGTGTGTTAGACACATTAGATAAAGTGTATGTACGTGATAAGAAGGAATTTTTGCATTATTTGATATTACAAAAGCTTTTTGACATTACATTAACTACACCTACGTATATACCAGAATCAACTCAAACACATAATTACTTTTACAACAAATACCCCAATAAGGGAGACATAAATAGAATAATACCAATTGTTAAACATTATGAATATTGTGAAAATATATTTAACGACTTAAAAGATAAGATAAATGAGCCAATCAACGACTTTTACAACACAAAAGCCACAGTGGTATTCAACGCCGTGGAGCAAAGTGGTATACGAATTAATAGAGAAGAATTCAAATCGCACTTTTACGATGAGCGTAGCGAATATGTATACACGCAGTACAACTTTAAAACATTAACAACTAGACCCGCAAATAAATTCAATGGAATCAATTACGCAGCACTTAACAAGGATAATGGATGTAGGAAGAGTTTCATTCCACGTAACGATAAGTTTATTGAGTTGGATATTGGTGCTTATCATCCTACTCTTTTGGGGTTGTTGGTGGGGTATGATTTTGGTGATGAAGATATTCACAAGGCCTTTGCAAAAATGTATGGAGTGGATTATCAAAAATCTAAAGAGTTAACATTCAAACAACTATACGGAGGAGTATTCGAGCAGTTTAAAAATCTGGAATTTTTTCAAAGAGTTCAAATATATGTGGATGATTTGTGGTTAAGATTTAACAAAGAGGGCTGGATAGAGTGTCCTGTTTCAAAGCATGTGTATAAAAAAGACGCTTTAGATGATATGAAACCTCAAAAATTATTGAATTATGTGCTACAAAACTTGGAGACCGCAATGAATGTTCGTA